TGTATAACTTCTTTAAGGCTTTGGATGGCGATAAAGATGCTATTGCTGTTGACATGCATGTTTGGTCAATAATAATGGGTAAAAATCCAGATAAAAAACAAGTAAACCCTAAAAATCAAGCAGAATTTGACAGAGCAAAAGAATTTATAAATACTTTAGCTACTGAAATGGGGCTTGCTCCAAGAGAGGTCCAAGCTGCATTATGGGCAGCAAATATAATGAGAACTGGAGGAAGACCAGATAGCTATGAAGAATACTTTAAAAAACAACTAGATGGAAAAGGACTTAAAGAAAGGATCGAAAACTGGAGGAACGAAGGCTATAAGCCATTTTCTAAAGTTCGTAGAGAAAGAGAAGCAGAAAACCAACCAAAATTCAAAAAACAAAAGCCAAGCAAACAAGCAGACGTGATTGTGAAGACTGGTAAGGAGGCTGGGTTCTCTGACGCTGGTATCCGTGAGTATATGAAGCGTAACGGATATACTGACCGTCAAGCTACTGATGCGATAAGGGCATACAACGACAAGAAGGAGGGTATATTTATCGATCCAGAGTGGTCTAAGTTGAGAAAGGCAGCCGTTATATTCAAGCGAAGATTCTTATTGTCTCGTGGATTAATGCCAAGTTCTGCATTTGCTTCATATGAAGAAAGTCAAGCTAACACAGCAAAAGATTTTAATAGAGCTGAAAAAACACTAGTTGACTTCAATCGTGCTATGAAAAAAGTTCCAAAGGCAGACAGAGATAAAGTTAGAATAGACTTTGATGAATATGTTCGTGGAGACAATACGGTATCTCTTCCTGCTGATTTGAAAAAAGTAGCAGATACTATGCGTGCTCACATTGATTCAATCTCTATAAGTTTAATAAACAGTGGAGTTGTTGATGAACACTTAGCACAAAAGATAAAAGACAATCTTGGATCATATTTCACTAGGTCTTATAAGGTACATGACCGTGCAAACTGGAAGAATGAAGTTGAAGAAGATATAAAGCAGAAGGCCATAAATTTATTGAAGGTTCAATATAGGAAAATGGCAGAAGAAGAAGCTGCTAAGGAAAACATGGATGTAGAGGAAGCTCTTGACAACCTTGTTACTAATGCTGTTAATGATATGCTCACTAAATCTGGTGCAGAGAACTTTGTTTCTGGAGGCAAAAAGGGAAGCAAGGATTTATCTATACTAAAGGAGAGACAAGATATTCCACTTGAGATTCGTATGTTGATGGGTGAATACACAGATCCAGCACAGAACTATGCAAGAACAATCCTTAAAATGTCTGCTCTTGCAGCAAATCATCACTTCTTAACAGAAGTAAAGAAGAATGGAACTGGGGTATTTTTATTTGAAAAGAATGATCCTAGAAGGCCTTTAGATTTTGATTACAAAATTGCGGCCGAGGGAAGTGAAACCATGAATCCTCTCAATGGTATGTACACCACTGAGGAGATAGGAAAGCAGTTTGAAGAACAATCATCTCAACTTAATGGTGCCCTTAAGTGGATGCTAGAAACATACATGAAGGTTCTATCTTCTGTCAAGTGGGGGAAAACCATTGGTTCAATCATGACTCACGCAAAGAACGTGTTTGGTAACCTTGGATTTGTTTTGCTAAATGGTCACTGGAGAGTAAATGAAATGGGTAAAGCATACCAAACTGTAAGACGTGATTTGTGGTCAACAGATAATGAAAAATCTAGAGAATACATGAATCACCTAATAGGTCTTGGTATTGTAAAACAATCTGCTGGTATAGGTGAACTTCGTGCAATGTTTAAGGATGCAGATTGGGATACTGCAATGGTTGAAAGACTAAATAAAAAATCTTCGTCTGCATTGGAATTTATTAAATATAAAATTGGTGGTAGAGTAAAAAAATTCCTAGAAGACAGATACCAAGCTGAGGATGACTTCTTCAAGATTGTCGCATACGAGAATGAGCTTTCTAGATATTCTAAGGCTATGTTTGGCAAAAGAAAGACAGAACTTACTAAAGAAGAAAAGGCAGAGGTAGATAAGGTTGTAGCTGAAATAGTTAAAAACACTTATCCAACATACAGTAGAATACCAGAGCTTGTTAATGTAATTAGAAAATTCCCATTTGTTGGTAACTTTATAGCGTTCCAAGCGGAGTCATACAGAACTGCATTTAACACAGCAGCACTTTCACTAGAAGAGATTAGATCTAAAAATTTTAAAATTAGAATGATTGGTGCTCAAAGACTTGTTGGATCATTAACGTATATGGCAGGTAAGACTGCTATATTGTCTGCATTTTCTAATGCAGTTGGTATGGGATATGTTGGAATACTTGGATATTTTACGGATGATGATGATGAAAAGCAAAAAGAGAATGATGTTAGAAAATTCGTAGCTCCTTGGTCTAAGAACTCAGACCTAGTTGTTTTAAAGGCAAGTAATGGAAAGATACGATACATAGACTTTAGTTCATCAGATCCTCACGGAGGAATCAACAAGGCACTAAACTCTGCACTATCTGGAAAGACTACCATTGACGGATTCATAAATGCAATAGGTTCAACCATTGAACCATTTGTGGGTGAGGAGATGACAACGGCTGCAATACTTGCTGTAAAAAACAATCAAGACGCATACGGAAAACCTATATACAATCCAGAGGATACATTCGCTCAAAAGTCTAAGGACATAATAGCTTATATGCTGAATGTTGTGCAGCCTGGGACCGTTAGTACAATGAAGAGGATATATGAATCTGAGAGTGTTCTAAATGAAGTTCTTGGGGCATCTACAGGTATGAGAGTATATGACGTGGATGTAGCTGAGAATTTTGGTTACTCTATGATAACCTATAGAAATAGAATGGAGGATGCTAAGAGAATATACAACTCTGAGGTGTATTCAAAGGATGCGACAGATAAGTCTATTGCTGATGCAAAGAAGAGAGCCGAGAATGCAATAACTCAGATACACAAAGAGATATACGAAAGGTATTACTCGGCTGTTAGATTGGGTGCAAATGAGGATGTATTGTTTGACAATATAAAAAGATTTGGAAGAATGTCAAATATAGATATGCAGTTTATGTTTGGAGAGATTCCATATCTTATGGAAGAAAAATACGCAGAATAAAAAGAAAGCCCAGTGATTAGCTGGGCTTTTTTATTAGAACAGGTGCGTTAGGCGTGCAACCTGTCCGTGGTAGTAGTGGTGTATGAATGCCTCTACAGCCTTTGGTGAATGCTGATAACCTTGACGGTGATGCCATCCATCTGTACCAGAGGGAGAGCGAAGTGTCTCAACGCAGACAGACATGATGTCCTTTGATGTCTTATGGTGAACATGGTGTCCATAGATGTACCTATGCTTACACTGATGCCATGACGCACCAGATTCGTGAGCCATTAACAATGGCAGGTCATCCCTCTTTGCTCCATCCATGTGTGTCATACCTATTAGGTTTTCACCATACACTGAGTACTTTCGGTGAGACATGTCGTTTTTGAATGTTACGTTTCTGTGGTTTCTAAACCAAGACTGAACCGAATCGAGCAGCATGAATCCAGACATGAAGTCGTGGTTGGACGGATTGTACACCACCTCAACGTCAGCTATCTGTACAAGAGTCTCGATGATGTTAACGAGCAGTCTTTTAGCGATGATGAAGTTTTCATACCACATACCGTCAGTGTCTTGAGGTGTACCGCTTGTAGTGGTACGCTTCGGGTTGTCGATGTGTAGGATGTCGTTACCAGCGATAAAGATAATCTTGTCGATGTTGAATCCGTGAGCCTTTCTTATAATGCCATCTAGTCCCTCCTTAACACGTTTTACAGCGATCTGTTGGTTGTACTCCTCACCAGTCTCAAACGAGCTGCACAGCTTACCTATGTGAATGTCAGCTGGGCTGAACACTAGGCAGTGGGGGTCGCTTACTGGTGTACGTCGAATCTCTGGATAGTTGGGGGACCACTTTGAAATCTCAGCGATGAGGTCCTCCTTGAAGTCCTCATAGTTGAACTCGTTGTTCTCTCCCTTCACGTTGATCGAGTAGTTCTTCCCCTTGTACCAGTAGTGCTTGACCTTTGAGGGATCAATTCCTACTTGTTCGCACTCGGTGAATACACCCATGTTCTTTGCTTTGTTAATAGCTACAGAAACATACTTGCGTAGATTCTCGCTCATTGGCATGTCAAACTCTTGCGAGATTTGCTTAGCAATTTCCGTCTTACTCAACAATCCATTGTTGAATAGCTCGACAGCTCTTTCTTTATAATTCATCTTGATTTATGGATTTTTTTACGTCACGTAGAGTTTTTATGAGGTCATTGATTTTTTTGTTCGATTCCTCGAACTCTTTATCCATCAACGCCTCATAAAGCTCTGTAGTTAGAGTATTTATTTCATCCATTGTTGAGATGATATATTGCACATTAGATATCATGCCAACAAATGTATGAACTTAATTTAATATAACCAAAAAAGTTATAGACCTAATTGGTCAAGTAGCTTATCGAACTCGATATTGGTTCTGTACAAAGCCTTCTTCTTTACTTTTGGTTTTTGTTTTGGGTTGTCTCCTAATATATAACCTACTAATTTTTTTCCAGGAGATCTGTAGTGACTGAATGGATACAAACCTTCTTCCATCCACTTAAACATGTTTGATTTAATGTCCTCACTGCATGTTGTATCAGAGCAGTATGTTGTTCTGTAGTAGTGCTGCTTGTCGTGGCTAATCTTTGTTATCCTTTTAATTTGATGAGGAGTGAACCCGAAATCATTTAACCTCATAATGTACTGGTATCTTAGCTCTGATACAAACTTACCAATTCTTAATCCTTCAATTTTTGAGAAGTACTTGCTAGCCATCTCAATTTCTTCCTTTGTCGCCATAATGTTTAGTTGAAAATTTAATGTTTGATATTTCTATTTTTACCATGTACCTTGAGAAGTTTTCCATGTTGATCCTATCTTTCACAATCATGCGAATCATCTGTATGTACTTATCCTCTGGTATCCTGTGGTCATGTTTGTTTAGTATCATAGGCTGACCAGTCACCTTTACGATGACTGGTGACAACCTACTCTTCTTTCCGATGGGAGTCATTCTCACCACCGTGTCTGTTATGTAGACTGCCGTCGTATATTCTTGCTGTTCCGAATCCATTGTCGTTTATTTCTTTAATCCTATATTCTTGCAGTGGTCTTGGTTTCTTTCCAGGCTGCTTTACCTCGTAGAACTCCACGTTGCTTCCTGGAGGTATTGCCAGTATGTCTGGTATCCCAGGCTTGTTCGTTACCGATAACTTTATTACGTAGTATCCTTGAGCCTCAAGACTCTTGATCAGCTTCGTCTGGATCTTGCTTTCTAACATCTTTAAATTTACATGGGAACTTATGCAAGTATGGAGTCACCTGCTCAAGCTTGGCAAACTTAATGTATTTTCCGTTCTTATCCAAAACTTTTATCTGATTTATTACTATGCCTACACCATCTACGTGTTCGTAGCGTGTAATCTCAAACGATGCTGGCTTTGGAACGTCTAGGTCCATCTGCTTAATCAGCTCTTTTACCATTGGATTTTCTAACATGATATTCTTTTTTAAGTATTTCTTTTTCTTCTGCCAGTCTCTCAATGAATGTCTCATCTCCGTCATCACCAGAAATCAGCCAGTCAATCCGCTGAGCATATATCTCGGCAAGCCTTAAGATGTAGTATCCTCGCTCAAACTCTTTTATGACTTCATCTGGATACTTGTAGTGAAACTTGTCTTCTGGGTATTTTTCATACCATTTGGAGTCTTTCCAGAAATGATCCTTTAATTCTTCCTCTGTCAATGGTTGACCGCTTTTCTTTATTTCTTGTTCAATATCATTTGCGATATGTCTAATTTTGTACTGGTTGTAATCAAATGCTCCTCCACTCATAACTTTTCTATTTCTTTTTTAACTTCATTCCAATAACTAAGATGGCAATACAAATCTTCAAAACTAGATGAGGGATATGACATTTTTAGTATCTCATCTACTGCAATTAAAGCACATTGAATTCTTTCAATTGACATTAAACCACTTGGTAAATCAAACTTATCCACCAACTCCTCAGCCTTCTGTTTCTGTTTCATGCTCTTCTGATTTAAGTAACCACTGTCTAAATGCTCTCTGAACGTCGATCTGCTGCTCGACCACATCTGAGTCTGCCCCAGTCATAATCTTTGTGTCCAGTCGCCTAATATGAGCTATCAAGTTACCTACATGCACCTTGGCATCTCTCTTGAACCTTCCGCTGTCCACTAGGTCTTCTAGGAAGTCTGCTATCACTGGCAACACGCCAACGACTGCTAATAGTTTTGTCTCTTCTTTCATAGCTTATAATCTTTCTTAAATACGTTTGTTGTATACTTCTTCTTACTCTTTACTACCTTGTATATCTTGTCCTCTATGCCGTCATCAGCGAACACCCAGAACACCTCGTTGTTGGGTCTGTCTATGGTGGTCATCCTGTCTATTGCTTGTAGGTAAGACACGGCCGAGTGCTGTATGTTGAAGAAGACAAGATAGTCTGCCAGCTTCAATGTGATGCCCTCTCGTCCAGATACAACTTGTAGTGCTATAGACTTGTCGGTAGAGTTGAACTCGTCAAGGTCTGTCGTCAGATCGTCACCGAAGACTTGCTTCAGTAGTGACAGCTCTTCCTTGAACACGTAGAAGATTCCTATCTTCTTACCAGCAAATTGGGACTTGATGAAGTCAGCCTTGGTTGTATCAAGGACCATCGAGTTACCAGATTCGAACTTGATGGTCCCAGAATACAACTGCATCATCTTTTGAAGCAACTTGGCAGGTGTATCACCAAGTATGACCTCATCCCTCCCCTCAACAACTAAATCCTTCAACAACTTGTCAGCTATAGCATAGGTCTGGTTCGACATTCTAACATGTAGGATTGTTTCCTTTATGATGGAAGCGAAGCCAGACTCCTGCTGAGTACGTCTCAAGACCAGATGACTGATGCCACCCATAATCTTGTCCTCGATACCCTTGCTGTAGTCGTTGATTACGAACGAGTTAATCTTCTTTTGAGTAACATTAGCATAGTCGCCAGCCCACTTGTAGAAGTTTTTATAGCCAGCCCACGGGCTTCTGTTACTTATCCAGAACTGATGAAACACTTGGCAGAAGCTCTCTGGACACATTGTACCACTCAAGAAGATGATGGGCTTGTTGCCGTACTTTTCTTTCATGGTGCGTGCCAGAATCCCAGGCTTTGGGAATGCTGCTGCCTTGTGTGCCTCATCAAGTACAACAAGGTCGTAGTCGTTGTCCAGCTTGTGTGCCTGCTCATGATTCTCGATGGTGATGTTAAAACCAAAACCAAAATCATCATAGTCGGATCGTATGCTAGATAGTGCTCTCTTCTTCGTTAAGAACAAAACCCTCTTCGCATCAAACAGTCTACATATTTCCAACGCTGTAGCTGTCTTACCGCACCGAACCTCATAAGCTAGGTACACCAAGCCGAACTTACGGAGTATCTCTACTCCTTCGACTGCTCCTTGTCTCTGGTATTCTCTAAGAATCTTTTTTTCTCCCATTCGTTAGGATTTACTTTTTTACATATAAGGATCATGTCCACCCAGTTATTCATCCACGCCTTGAACTTGTCATCCTCATCCCTATCTAGGTATGTGAAGGCTAGGTTCTTGAAGTGCTTCCTCGTCCGTATCAATGAACTTATCGATAGGTCATCGTGGTTGTGGTACTTCATTATCGTGGATACAAAACCTACAAGAGCGATCCCGTCTGTATTTGATACTTGCTTACATGAGTGAACAAACTTTTCGCATCCTTCAAGATTGGACAGCTCGCTCACTATGTACTCTTCTGCTTGCTCTGGCTCTAGACCAGAATTTAAAAACTTATGATACATAATTTATTTCTATTTGCTTTTTTGGTTCTACAAAGGTGATGGTCTTCCCCATCATGTTTCTTGCTTCCTTGAATGGACAACCGTACCTGTACATTGCATAGCTATGCATCCATCTGTAGAACGTCCTGTGTGACAGCTTAATCTTACCCATTGGACCGTAGTCTGGGTACTGGTCACAGAAGTCGTTCATGATGTCTTGTGCCACATACTCTATGTCTGCTCCAAGTTTGTACTTCATGTCATTCCCAAGTACCCACTCCCTAAACTCTGGCGATGTTGATGCCTCTAGCTTACGGATGGCAAGGTTCTTAAACGGTGACTCAATTAGACCTCTTTGTAGATACAACTGCAAGCATCCAATCATGTAGTTGTCAAACTTCAACCACTCCTCCTCTGTCCAGTCTGAGAACAGCTGGTGTCCGAACTCGTCTGCTGGCGTGAACTCCTTGCGATAGTAATGAGCAAGTTCAAGCTCCCACTTCCTCCTCTCGTTCGAGTTACCAGACCCCTTCACCGCATAGTTTGTGGTGATGACAACCTTTGGCGACTCCTCGAATGGAATGTATATCTCTTGCTTGTTCTTCTTCTCTACCGTGATACCGTCAGTCACAACCGAGAACAGCTTCTCGAAGTTGAAGTTCTTCTCGATATCTTGGAACGTCATTATCTGAGTATCTGCTGACACACGTTGATAGTTAAACGCCTTCTGGAACGAGAATCCTTTACCATCGATCGTCACGTTCTTTTTGATATAACTGAGTGCGGCTACAAAGATACCCTTACCAGTACCACCCTCTGGATTGTCTGATATGGTCTCGTCATTCAGTATGACGGCAGGACAGAACTTAGCAGGCTTGAAGCTGTGTAGTAAGAAACCAATCGTAGACTCCATAGATAGGATTCGCTTTTCGTCATTGCCAGCGATGTTGTGGATGAACCTTCTGTACTCACAATCATCAACCGATGTCTTCACGAACTTCCTGTCTACCTTCTGGTTGGTCCAGATATAACCGTTCAGCTCTGGGTAAGGTATCTGCTCTACCTTGTTTGAGCTTATGCGTAACGCACAGTTCTTGTAGTACAGGTAGCAGCTGTCCTTGTCATCCCTAATAACCTTTGGGTCAATCGTTGGCAACAGCGATAGGAACTCCTCCTTGCCTAGCTTGATCTTCTCTGCATAGGCATCATAGACCGACATGTCCTCGTTGTCATCTAGATACTCGAACACAAAGTCACGTATGCCATTGTCCGTAGTGTCTGCCATGATGTTGTTAAGTACACGGACAAACACGAAGTTCTGACTGTTGGACGGGTAGTACTTATAGTAGCCATTCGCTGTCAAGAAGTCTCTATACTTATGGTTCACAAAGTCTACGCTACCTCTGTTGTTGCGTGTCCAGAAGTTGTCACCCATTACCTTGTCTGTAATTGTCTCGATAATCTCATCAGTCACCTCTGGAATTATTTCCTTGATGACCTCAGCAGGTATAGACTTGGACAGCATGCCAGTCACTATGTTGACCTTCTCCTCGTCCTCGAACTTCTTAGTGTTGAAGTCTGCGGTGTTCCTGTATGCGGAACGAACTGCCGTTGTAATCTCTGATGCAGGGAAGTCCGACTGCTCGTATTCACATATAGAACTCAATGCGGTCTCGAAAGGAATGCCGTACTGGTTGTATGCGGCCGCAAGAATGAAGATATTCTTGTTGCGTGCGCCAGATACCAGACCATAGTCCTTGTTCCACCATCTCTTGAGATACTCTATGGTTTTGTTGTCGTCGTTGAGCGGAATGCTGATTTTCTTGGGTGTTGTACTGGTCTTTTCTTTAACCTTAGTCCATACATCAGATTCCTTGTCGATGTAAATGTTAGGATCGTAAGACTCGTAACACACACGACTAACATCAGAACAAGCCATATCAAAATTTGGACTGGCGTAATAATCAGCCAGTGCTTCAAAGTATCCCTTGTGATTTTTTTCATCTTGTGGTATTTTAACTAGAACCTTTAATCCATCTCCAGATGGAGAAATAAAACATGCGTAGGTGTAGCTGTCGAATTCAAGCTCAAATCTTTTTGATTCAAGCTCATCTTGATCCTTGAAGCCGTCAAAGTCTATGCACATGAACCCACTATGATGGATAAGTCCATCGGCTGAGCGTTTTGAGAAACTTCCAGAGAAACATACGGCAGGCAGTTTTTTCTTTATTACATTCCTTTCTGCCTTCGTCTGAGTCCTCCTTACCTCCTCACAGATTTCCCTAGACTTACCACTCCTCACCCTCTCTAGAGCTGTGTCTATCGATATGTGGAAAGGTCTGTCCGTCTTGTGTATACTCTCAAAAATAGTTACCATGAAAAGATTTTAATAGGGGCAGGCTGATTTACCTGCCCCGATGATTTTATTCAATTAAAACGGAAGCTCCTCGTCATCTGACGTTGCTGTTGCTGTTGCAACTGGCATAGCAGGTGGTACAGCTACTGGTACTGGGCGTGGTGCAGATGAAGATACAGCCTCTACACGGAATGCATCCAGCGTGTTGAACACCTTAATCTGTCCTGTCTTCGGGTCTGTCCACTCACGTCCCTTCAGACCGAACGACACCTCCACCTCTTGACCAACACCGATGGTGTCTAAAAGTGAACACTTGTCCTGTGCCATCTGGAACTGGATGACCTGTGGATACATCCCATCCTTTACCTCGATTACGAACTCTCTCTTGCTGAACTTCTCAGTCACGTTGACTGTCGGTCCTACTGTCTTTACGACTCCTGTTGATTTGTACATACTATTTATTTGTTAATTGATTAAAATACTCATTCGCATATTCGAGTGCCATCTTCACACGTGACTCAATCTTCTTGATGTCATCGTCAGTCAACTCATACTCGACATATGTTATTCTGTGCTTCGGGTCAAGATGGTCTACATAGTGCAGGTCATCTTGTTCCCACTCTGGGATCAACTCCTCTGGTGTATTCATCAGCACGTATACCAGTCTGAACTTACGCCAATCCTCACCAGTCATCTTACTCTTCATGTACAGATACAACTTACCTTGCCACTCATACGTGCTGTTGTCGATGAATCTAGGTAGCTTCGGGAAGGTCTTCTTGCTCCAAGAACACTTGATGTCTACGATCATCTTCTCGTCGTTGTCCTCGATGTCTGGATGACCTCCAAGTGGACCGTGTTTATAACTTACCTCTGCCTTGTTGAAGTTGGCGAACCATTGTGTGTTGAGGAAGTCAATAGCATACGACTCCATCATGATACCCTTCTTGGTCTCCTTGCTGTCGAACGTAGGTGTGTACTCATACACGTGCTGATCTACAAGCTCCTCGATGTGGGTCTTAGCACCCTTGGACAACTTTACCTCATCTCTCTTGGCTAACAGCTCGTTAACCTTAGCCTTCTGGATGTCTGTCAGCTTGTCTGTCGGCTTAGCCAACAACTTGTCAAACTCCTCTTGTTGCTTATCTGTTAAGCCGTCTTCTCCTAGGAACAACGGGGCGGCCGTTGATGCACGAAATCTAATATCAAACATATCTTATTGTGTTAGTTTACTCTTCTGTTCTGGTGTCAAGCTATACTTAGCCTCAATCTTTTCTACGGTCGTCTTACCTGCCATCACTGATGCGATAGCCTTCTCCATCTGTTCTTCTGGCATCATCGGTTTCTCTTGCTTAGGAAGAGGACGTGTGCTGAATCTCAACGCAGGGACGATACCCTCTGGCGATGACACGTGCTCCACTCCAAGTACAATCTGCTTGCCGATGTAGTCGTTGAAGTCGAATGATTGGAAGAACTTCTCTAGTCTCTTGAAGTTAGTTCTGTTGACTACCATAGGCTTGTCGAACTCTCGAAGCTTAACGAACGGTCGTTGCTCCTTGCCTGCCTGTGAAGTAAACTCTCCTTGATATACGTTTTCGATCGTCACGATCACGGCTTCGTACTTACCGTCTCTCTCTAAACTATAGCTTCCGAGGTACTTCTCGTCACTAAACATTTGTCTCCAGTGCATATTAAATTTGAATTATTGGGTTACAAAACTATTAAAATTTTCTGAAAGTTCAACATATCGGAACAATTTATTTCTTAAAGTTCCTCGTCTGCCTTCCAGCTCCTCACACAACTCGGTGTTTCCACGCTCCCTCTCAAGTGCTATCAAGGCATCAACCTTGCGTAGCCTCTCTTTATACGTGTCAATACACACGTTGTAACATCCAAGTTGCCAACCTTTTTCTGCGAACACCTCATACTGAGCATCCGTCACCTTCTTGTAGAAGTCACCACCTACCATTGCGTTGTTGATTTCTATCGAGCCGTCCTTCATCTGCTCAATCTTGACACCGTGGTCCATGTACCAGTGCGTGTCTGGGTTTCTTTCATCTCCAGTCCAGTACAACGTGATGTACGGATCTTCTTCTAAGTCATTCCATGCTTTCATATTATTATGATTTAAAGTTCATCAAATTGTTTCTGTAACTCTTCCATTTCAACAGTTACTAACTCTATCTCTTTTTCAATAGCTTCTTGCATTAGACTCCTATTTTTAAAATATAACTCTCCTCTTGTATTATGAGGACCAACAGTATAGCCTAATGTTATTTTTGATAAGCTATTACCTTTTGCATTATGTAACTTATTTCTATAAGTCTGCAATGAATCATATTTTTCTTTTAACTCTTTAGCTTTGGTGAACATGTCATGTTTCATCTCTCTTAAATTTAGGTGAACACCCCCATAGGATGGTGTTTTCAAATCTCTGTCTGTATATCTTTGGCACAGACCTAGAGTACTTATTCAATATCTTCATGAACTCTGGATGGTCCAGCTCATAGTTCATAAAGTCGATCAGCTTGCGACCATGCTCGTCTGTTGGTGCGTTGGCCATAAGCTCGTCAAAGTCTGCCGATGGTGTGGCTCGTGCATACAACTCCCTGTAGCAGTCGAGCAACTTGTCGTCAAAGTTTCTCATAGCCCGTACTTTTGATAGACATACTCATTGTCCGACGGAACATCGTCCTGCCTGTAGGCATCTAGCTTGCCGTCATTGTAGGCCTTGTTTAAATTCTCTTTTTCCATGTCTATCGCCTTCTGTATCACATCGTCCGATATATACAACTTGTGTGGCATCTGCGATAGAAACCATTCTACTGATGTTTGTTTCATTTCTATTTAGTTTAAGTCCTAATTTTTGCCACATATCCTATATAGCAATGTAATTAATAGTGCGCCAAAAGTATATCTTATTTGATAGTTTTGGCCACTTATGTCAAGTTTTATGCTCAATAAACTTGAATAATATGCAATTACGTATAATTCACCTCGTTTTGCATATTTTATATGTTTTTCCATCTAATTAAGTCTTTTTCTCTTATAGTCCTCAATCTCCTTAGTGTACACATACTCGTAATACTCCTTGCGTGAGCTACTCACCGTGCTGTCCTCAGCCCAGTCTGTCGGCCTTTCAAACCTATACCTCGGCCGAACGTCAGCCCTGCTATCCTCTCTAACGAACAGCAGGGCTATCATAATTATCAGACTAACGACCATGCTCCTTCAAATACAAGTCAATCACTCGCTTGGTCTTCTCAAGATCAGACGTAAACTGACCCTTGCTTCGACACCTTACGACCCTCTTGATGATGTCGAACTCCCATGCGTTCAGCTTGTGGTCCTCGGCAAACTTGTACAACGAGCCGTTGCTGTTGTCGTAGTGCTTGTCGTGAATGTCATCGTGCGTCTTGTTTATCTTGAACTGAAAGAAGTCTCCAAACAGGTCTGCACTTTCAGTCGATGGGTCTCGCATCTGAACTTCAAGTATGTCCAAGAACCGCATCGGTAATTCTTCACAATCACACTTTGGAATTGATCGCTGTCCAGACCTATAGCTCACAAAATACTTGTCGTCGTTCTCAATGAGAACATCAAAAACATCTCCCTCGTGGCATATATACCAGTTACGAGCGTTTACTATTTTTACTTTCTTCATAACTTATCAAATACAGTTTTTAATTTCTTGGGCTTGTCTACAGCACCATACCAATCTAGAATCTTTCCGTCTGGATATACCGTAGTACGGATGCG